TAAGCATCTTTCATTTCTTCATCGGTCGGCACGCCGTCTCTAATGAAGTAAATTATTTTAGGAAATTTAAGCATTTTCACCCCTGAAAATAAATTTAAATATTTGCTTGACTATGCTTTTTAACTTTGGTAAAATATATTCAACTTAAACAAACGGAGGAAAAAATGAAATCTGCCATTTACAAAAACGAAATCAAAAGGCTTGAGATTTTAGAAAACGATTGTTTAAATAACAAGCGTACTGCTATTTTTTTTAATAAAGCTGAAGCGAGCATGGCGTCCGACGGATGGAAAAAGGGCGAAATTGGCTATTTCAACCACATCGATTTTTTGGTTACCGGCCAAAAACAAGGTTGGTTGTCAATCGATTAATTCTCAACTAAACCCCGGCGGTGTTTAGCCACCGGGGTTATTCAACTTAATTAGATTTAATCAGCACACCGGCGGTGTCTTTCAGGCTGGTAGCATACCGATCCCAGTTGGTTGCGGTCGCCAGTGCCGCGTCATTCGGGGAAGCTCCGCCGTTGGCTTTGTCCCAGGCGAAGCCCTTGACACCGACTTGGAAAGACCATTCTGCTTGATACGTGCGCTGAATATTTTCTCCGCCGTTCGTGGTCGACCAGTTGTCAGTGAAGTCGTTGTTTTGATTAACAACCAAAGCGCCGTTGACTAGGCCGAGCGACCAATAAATATTGGGGGTGCCGGTAGTAATCAAGCCCGGGGAATCGGTCACAACGAAGATACGACCGAAGGGGTCAGCAATTACATTGATTGAGCCATAAGTGAAAAGTTGTGCCGTGTTGGTCACACCAGCGACGTAAAAATCACTCATGGGGGTCGAATGCATAATCCATGCAGCAATATCGCCGGAACGATCCCCAAATTTAACAGCACCACGGACCAGAGCGCTGGCACTCATGGTGTCGGGAGTTTCGCCGGTGATATCGAGGACAGCCAAAGCGTTTTGACCAATCGCAACCCGGCCAGCAATTACCGCCGTGTTGAGCATGTCGGCCATGGTATCGCCGGCAAGCTGTTGGCCCATAGCAGCACCCGCAGTTTCAGGATTTTGCTGAATCCACTTAAACTGCGAAGGCGGAATGTTTACCGGGGGAGTACCGGCAGCGACTTTGACCATGGTATCAAGCAAATGTTCCATGTCGATTGCCGATACAGTGCCGGTGCCGTAAGCATTACGGCGACGAACCAGACCGGAAAGCTTTTTGAAAAAAGCCATTTCAGAATAGTCACCCTGATGAGCGCCAGGGGAAAGGGTAATCGTGCCGCGAGAAGCGGCGTTGAATTTTTCGATTTGCTGGTCGACCACTTCGGTCAATCCGGCGTACAGGTACTCACTGAAAACTGCGAGGTCTGACTGTGCCATTTTTAAAGCTCCTTATTTATTGGATTCGATTTTTGCTTTAAGATGTTCAGCAAAACTTTCAGGTTTTTGTTTGCTGAAATCGGTTTGACTATCGGGAGCGGCACCGCCACCTTTTTTATCTGCTCCGGAGGCACCACCCCCGGTTGCTTTGCTTCCGGTAATGATGGAGGCATAATCTTTATTTGTCAAGAACTCTTTTTTAAGTTCTTCAATTGTCAAGGCGGAAATTTGACCATTCGCGTCAAGAACTTTCAAAGTCGCTTCTTCGCCATCAAAATCGACATGCAATCTTTCGCGGATTACTTTAGCCATAAGAGCCGGAACGGTAGAAATTTCGCTTGCAATTTTATCAGCTGTGCCTACAAGAAGGCTCTTTTTTGTCGCGCCTTGTAACTTTTCGATTTTGCCGGAAAGCTCAGTTTCACGGGCTTCAAGTTTGGCTTTCCAACTTTTCTCCAGCATTTCGATATCACCACGTTTTCGTGCGTCAGTGTTGTCAAGTTCATCAAGTTTTTTCTGTGCATCTTTCAGAGCTTGCTTGGCTTCTTTGGCTTCCTGTTTTTCTCGATCAAGTGCCCGTTTCAACGCGCCGGTGTCTTCCTCGCCGTCCAGGTCGAGAATGTAGTTTTCGCCATCTTCTTTGTACTCAACCTTGAAATGTTCAGCGAGTTTTTCAAATTCTGCTTTCGTGATTTTCTTTTTCAAAGCCATTTTGGAACCTCCTTGAAGTTATCAATCCACCGAATTGATAGTTAGTTTTTGTTACGTAAAATTGCCTATTGTTGATATTTTAAAATCAAGCGAATGCGCTAAAACAAATTCAAGCCTAGCCCCTTTTGATTTTTCCCAGCCAGGCAACATTAAAATTGAATCACACTTAACAAGCTTTCCAATGGCCAGTTTCATGTAATCTTCCCAACTCATTTCCTTTTTAAAATCACCCTCGGCGGGGTTTTCAACATCAACGCCTTTAGCTCTCAAATTTTCAGCGACACAATTAAACAGAGGGTAATTAAAATCTTTAATCCCAGTCATTGGCCCAGAAATGTAAACTCGCACTTGTTCCTCCAAAAATTGATAGTTAGTTTGTGGGCATTATAAAACTAAATTCTCTTTTTCCGCAAGCTGTTTTAATGTAAGGACTCTTCCGTTATCATCCGTAAAATTAGAAATCGAAACTTTGCCCGACCGAAACAACGCCGCTCGTTTTGGTCCGAGGACTTCATTTTGAAATTCTTTCGACTGCCGTTTGAGAAATCCACCATAAGTCTCTTTGGCATCAACCGGCCCGGTCATCGAAGCCCGCTCCATAGTAAAGCCTGGAATTCGAAGGGATTCTTTGACCAGAGGAATGCGGGTCGACCTGCAATTCCAATGCAAAGGCGGCATTGGACCTTCGCCAACATCAAATTTTTGGCCGTCAAAGCCGGCACAAGTTACCGTCGTTCGCCCGTCAAGCGTCGCGACAAATCTTTCACCGTCGAACAAATTGGAATTTTCTTTTATAACTTGATTTCGTGTTTCACTTGCGACGTGATTAATCGTTGTTCGTGCCAGTGCTTCGGCCTGTTTAACTGTTCGTGTTTGGATTTGGCTTGCGATTTGCTTTGTGATTTCCGGCGTTGTTTGCCCTGAAACAATCCCCATTCGCACTTTTTGCAAAATATCGTTTTCAATCGTACCTGCAAAATGATTAATTGCTTGCTCAATGGTTTGATTATTAAAACTCGATCCTTTTAAAAGTTTCATGGGTGCGGCTGTAACGACCGCTTGAAGCTGATACAAATCAACGCCGGCACTTTTAACCGTCATGAAACCGTCAAGAAAACGATTTGTAAAACCCGATTCGTATTTAATTAAATCGTTCGCGGATTGTAAAAGTTTCTGAGATATTTTACCAGCAGCGTTACCAATAATTAAGCGTATTTCCGTTTCAATTTGCATCAATCGTGTGACTTGATTCGGGGGTGCGTTTTGCATCGTTGTTTTAATATCTTTTAACATTTGGCGCAAAACCGGAGTGAGTTTTTTAAACTCACTTCCGCCGTAACGCTGGATAAATATTTGGTGTCGGGTTAATGTTTGTGAGATTGAATTAGGCATTTAATATTCCATTGTATCAAAAACTTGATGGATCAAACATCCAAGCAACTCAACAAATTCTTCATTCGTATGAATGTAATCTTTCAGCTCAGCGTTCACGCAGCCGCCCGAAGCATGTAGCAAAAAATGGGTAAGTTCGTGACAAAAAGTTTGCTCTAATTTTGTTTGTGAAGCAGCATAAATTTCGCTTATAGGCAAGATTTCAATTTTGTGATTTTCGTAATCACAGCAACCCGCCCAATGTCTGTCTTGCATCAAGCGAGGGTTTTCAACAACTTCGATTGATGCGCCCATTAGTTTAAATCGCTTTGGAATTTTCATTTTTCCTCACAAAATAATTTAAATAATCTCAACTTCGGCTTCACTATCGATCATTTCGTCGGTTCGCTCGGGGTCGAGTTGACCAACTTTGCGAAGCCATGAACGATAATCGGCTTTGGCGGTCAACCCGAGACTGACTTCGCCCTGCTTGGCGACGGCGATTTGTGCGTCGTAAACGTTAACATTAAATTCCGAATTAAGTTTAAAAATCACTGGCTCAAAGTTGCCCACAAACACACCACACCATTCAAGTGCCCATTTAATTGCTGCCGAAACGTTGTTGGTGCAGCTTGCCAGGATTGAGCTTTCGCTTGCGTTTTCAAGCCCCGCTTCGGTTGCCGTTCGCTGAACCTGTGCTTGCTCAACCAGCTTAGCACCGAGCGCCACCATTTGACGCTCTTTGGCTGTCATCGCTTCCATTGGCATGCTGTTAGGCTCTGCTTGCAGCAGTGAGGCAGACGCTCCGACAGGTAACGGGATTGAGCCACGGGAGCCGAGGGCAATCACACCATCCAGCACGTTTTTGACCCAGGCTTCGGTTAAACCGGTGAAAATTGGTGTCGGTTGGCCAACCATGAAACAACTTTCTTCGTAGTCAGCCGAGTTTCTGTAATGAGCAATATTTAATGAAGCTATCGAATACAACGGGGCTTCATCAATTTCAGAATCGTTGTTTTTTGATCCGATAAACGTAAAAGGAATTTCTCGAATATAATTTCCAGTCGAATCTTTCGGATAATATTGCTCAACAATTGAAAAATCCGCTTCCCCCTTGCGCCATACCTCAACTTTATAAGTCAAGTCATTTTCGAGCCGCAAAACCCGCCATTGCTCACCGGTCTTCATTTCGAAGCCGTCGTCTGAGTAAACGAAATCCTCATGAAGAACAACAAGGGAAAGAATCTCTTTCGCTCCCCTGGCAATGGTACGCCAGTTGATAATATCCCAAGGATTGTAAGTTTCGATTGTTGGCCGAATGTCGCCGTTGATAATATCAGCACGAGAAGCCGGCGTGTCGGTCGCCGGATAATCAACCAGAACACCGGCACGCCCAAAGGACACGTTAAGCGATAAAGCCCGCTTTGCGACCTGTTCGAGACTTATGCCAGATCCGTTTGCGTCATCTTTGACCGTATCAAGGATGGGGGAAATTTCAATTTCCGCAGGTTTTGCGAAGACTTGACCGACAAGTCCTTCAAGCGTCCGTTGCGTGACGTTGTAAAAAACAGCCCTTTCAACATAGGCTTTGTATCGGGTTTGATTTTCAATCGACGTGTCAGAGGCATTCGGCATTGGCAGATATTTAGTTTTGCCGGCCTTTATTTTTTGCTCACCCTCGATACAATCACGAATCAAATAATATGAGGCTAATTTGTTTTTTAGCTCGTTTCTGATAAAAGCTACATTCGGCATAAATTAACCTCAAAAATAAATTTAACTTTTAAAAAATAATTGCTTGACAGTTAAGCTTAACTTTGATATTGTTTAGTCAAGAAGGAAACAAAACAACAAACAAAAAAGGAGTCTTCAAAATGAAACACGAACTTAAAAAAAGCGTGTACCGAGTGGCCGTTTTTAACCAAATTTTTTCCACCAAATATTATCACGTCAGGAAATACGACCTTAACGAAAAAACCGGGAAATACAAATACACCAACGATATATACGGTCATCGTGGCCCAGGTGGAAACCTCGGAATGAAATACGAAGACGCAGTGGCCTTAGCCCAAAAACTCAATGCTTAAACAAAGCCCCTTCGGGGGCTTTTTTAATTTGGCATTGTTGTTTTGATTTTTTTAGCTATTCTATTTGAGCCTTTTAAAACGCGATAGCGTACCATGTCGTAACAGTGGTCTTCGGCAGCGCTGTCGACATCATCTATTTTAATATCATCCCTAGGCAAAGTTGGCAATGTTTCAATTGAGCCTGTGCAATTTTGCATAAAGTAAAGCGCCGGTCCTTCTTTGGTTACGGACGCTTGCAGCCGGTCCCGAATGAGCTGTAAACCGTTGCGCCTTGAACCCGGACTTTTATCACTAGGGGTCCACCTGACACCCTTGTCTCCCATTTTCTTTTCAATCGTGTCAACGTCCGTTTCTCGAACGTCGCTAATTTGATTGTCTGCCGGCCCGGGCCATGGTTGCGACTGAATCCATCCGCTTTTCATTAATTCAATTTCACGTTCGATGATACCGTCGGCAATATCAGCAGCAGACATTTTCAACCCCTTATTGCTGCCAATTTCTTTTGTGCCGTACCATTCTGCAATCTGGATCAAGGTCCCCGGCTGAAAGCAAATCTTTTTACCATTTAAAAGTTCAACTTCTTCACCGTTTGCTTCAGTCCACCAGCCTACAGAAAAAGGATGCGAGCTGCCCCAGTCAAACGACCTGTCAATATGCCAGTTTCGAGGGACAACAAACCGGGGCAAAATGTGGATCTCCTTTTTCCAAAGATCATCAAGCGCCCCACCTGACGTAACATCCCAATTCCCATGAAGCCAAGCCTCACGCAAATTAATATCTGAAGCCGTCAGTCGATCGAGTTCGGCAATATATTCGGGGGCCAGATATATGTTTTCTCGATAGCTGCCAAATATAGCCACCTGAGTTTTTGTTATATCTTCATCTTGCTGCGTTTGCGGATTAAAAACTCGCGTTGTCGTTCTAACAACTTTTCCATTTTTAGCCGGATTAATAAAACGTCGCCGCACCCAATTGTGACCCGGTCCGCTTGGATTTGTTGTCGAAAATACTTCCAAAGGAATGGGTGGTAAATTTGAGTTATGAAGTTCCGGAACAAAACTCGACCGATTTGTCGACATCATTTTGTCATAAAGGTCAGCGGTTGCATGTTTTGTCAACTCGTTCCAGCCAATAAACGGCAGTTCCCAGCCGTGAAAACCGTCATAATCACTAAGCTTTTTGACATGCCGAAAAAGTAATTCCTCACCAGTAGGCCAAACCCATTTATAATCCGAGGCGGATTCGTGAAATTTTGCTCCGTCGCCAAACGCATTAAAAAAGCGTTTTGACTGCGCGACTAAATCACCTAAGTTCTTAAATTCTTTGTCAAAGATAACGCCACGCCAGTAAGACCCATAGCCCAAACCAACCCGCGCCCGAAACCTCATCAATTGGGTAATCGTTTTGCCCGGCCCGCGCGTCCCATGATAAAGGATATGGTGGCACGGGGAACTTAAAGCGATAGCTTGACTTGATCCGGGTATCGGCTCCCAAACAATATCAAATTGCTCTCCATTAATGACTCGTTGACGCATTAATTATAGTTTCTTGTTGTTCGATTGCCTTTTGTTCCCAAACATCAAGCGAAGGCATTTCATTAATTAGCATCACTCGCCGATTATCAACGTTGACATTGACATTCGCCGGCTGCGGTTTGGGGATATGCTCCATCATTTCCGCATATAATTTGTGGGCAGTCAGTCGTTCTTTCGGGTCAATTTTTTCGTCATTTGCCATAACCCAAACCGATAAAGCGTGTTTTAGTTTATCAGGCAAAGTCAAAAGTTTTTCTTCTTCGGCTTCCTCATCTAGTCTTTTTAATTCAGCTTTTACAAAAGGATCATTCGGCCATTGGCTTGCTGCTTGTGCCGCCTTCGGAAAATCAAGAGGAAAGCACAGCATACCGGCTTTCATCGGCTCATAAATGTCGAGTCGCAAAGCTTCGGCAAATTGTCTTTTCTTTTCCTCAAGTTCGCTCATTGCAATGCCCACAGATTGACTTTAAAAGTTACTTCCAACCCCGAAAAATGCTCCAATTCTAACACCAGCATAACCGATCAAAGCTGTTATTTTCCAGCTAGTTTTTGCAACATCCTTTTTAAATTCTTTGTCGGCCCATGCGCGCTCTTTTTTATTTTTTGCATTTCGGCATCGCCAGTCATGCCTGAAAAAAGCAATAGGGTGTTGATGCCGTGGAAAAATCCCCTGAAGCAAAAACGGAGTGCTTGAACCATCTGATTCAAAACCGATAGGGATAAAATCCCAGGTTCCGTCCTGTTTAATTAAAGGTAAGGGTTTGATAAGCCTCCTGTGTAAAGGCTTGCCCGGAACCGTACACATATAAACAATGATACCTGAGGATGCCATTTATTCCCCTTTTCCTCGGCCACCAGCACCGGCAACAGCGGAAAGTGCCCCGCCAACGGCTCCGATAATCAACGTTTTGTTGTCGGCGTTTCCGGTTGCCGATGCAGCAGCGGCACCCGTTGCTGCACCGACCAAAAGCCCGACTACGCTGGAGGTCATTTTATCGCCCAATAACCATTTAATTAATTTTTCCAACATAGTAACCTTTCCTTTATTCGGTTGTCTTTTTTAATATTAAGCCAACAATGTTAACTTTGCCATAAAAAAATAACGGTGGGATTCTGCGTTTTGATTTTGGGCCGTCAGGGTTGAGTTCGGTTACAAGCCCCGTTTTTGATACATGTTGAAAATGAGGCCACCAACCAAACTCTGATTTGTAAATAATCATGCCTCCACCTTCCTTACGAATTTTATTCAAAACGTAAGTAAGGCAGTTTGATTTTATAACCGGCCATTGCACAACTTTTAACTCCACAAATTGAAATCAAACCTCAAACATTTTGGAGTGAGCCCACCCACCGTCAAATCAAAAAAGGCTGGCCGGAACTGAATTAACCCTGAAATATATGCCGATCTAAATTGCGCGTGCATTTATACCTCTATCCCTTTGGCGAGGGCGAAAAGTTCATCGAGTTGAGTTGACGTAAGGCCCAAAAGTTCCGAAAGACTCAACAAAAGCGGGGATGTCCGTTTAAACTCGGATGCGTACTCCCACGCAATCTGAATGTCTCGCGATGCTTCAGCAATGAATGTTTCAACGTCATCCAACAACCCAGCCTGCAACAGTGCCATTTTTGCTTGCATTGGGCTGATTGTCCACGGGTCATCGCCAACAACCAGCCCGAAATACAGATATGCTTCGGTATCGGTGGTAAACCACTTCCAGCCGTCGGTGATCCCAGTTTTCGTCACTGAGTCGTCAGGGTCGTTTTTGCTCAGCGTGTATCCGGGGCCGTAGACCGCATTAGGTGCACACACTATTTGCTGATTTATTGTGTCGAGTTTGTAAAACATACTGCCTCCTTATTCCACAAGGGTCCACCCCTTGGCTGTGGCTATCAATCTGTTCGCTGCGGTGAGCCCTGCGATACCAGGGTTACCGGTAATCGTGAGGGTTGCCGTCGCCGTTGGTAGGCTTTCAAAAAGTGCGATAAGGGCCAAAGCATCGAGCAGCATACCGTCGGCAGACCAGCTTATTTCAGCGGCGTTGTTTACCAGTTTTTTGCAAGAATAATTGTTGTAAAACATTGAACCCTGATCAGTTGCAACAGCCCCAAAACCTGCTGGGAATGTGTAGGATTGGCAGGAGAAGTTGCTGTAAAACATTGAACCCTGATTGGTTGCAACAGCCCCAAAACCTGCTGGGAATGTGTAAGATTGGCAGGAATAGTTGTTGTAAAACATTGAACCCTGATTGGTTGCAACAGCCCCAAAACCTGCTGGGAATGTGTAAGATTGGCAGGAATAGTTGCTGTTGAACATTTGATATTGATTGGTTGCAACAGCCCCAAAACCTGCTGGGAAAATGTAAGATTGGCAGGAATAGTTGCTGCCGAACATTTGATATTGACTGGTTGCAACAGCCCCAAAACCTGCTGGGAATGTGTAGGATTGGCAGGAGAAGTTGCCGCTGAACATTTGATATTGAGTGGTCTGTGCACCCAGCGCGGTAATGTTCCACCGCTCAACATATCTACAAAACGACACATTAGATGCATACGACTGCAACACCGTGCAACCTGGTGCATTAACCTGCATATCCAGAAATGGAGTGCTAACGCTCCCAGCAGAATAATAACTGTGCCGAACATTGAAATATAGTTCGGTAAAATTCACAGCGCCCTGTGGGGTGATTGTTATGATAGCCTGTTTATACCCTCGACTGCATAATGTGCCATCAAGATTCGTGTCGGCGTAATCGTATTTATGTTCTGCGGCGACATTGGAGGCTACGTTTTCGCTGGTTCCGTCACCCCAGTCAACAATATATCCACCAACGGCCACGGCTTTCAGGGCTACATACTCGCTGTCTGTGCCATCGATGCGAACCAGGCAACACACCTGATTTGCGGCATCGGCAGGCATAGCAACCCAGTCGGTAGGGCGCACCCACTGGGTTACGGCCTGCCCAAGAACAACCCCTGAAACAACGTCAGAGGTCTGAACCTGGCCGGAAAATACCAGACTGTCCTCATGGTTGCCAGCATCGAGCCGGTAAAGAGTCAGGAAACCCCAATCACCAACGGTAAGTTGACTCACCGAAGACAAATCGAGATTGATGTACCCAGAAGCATCCGTTGTAACGGCTTCGGACCGCCCGATAGGTGCAACGGCGTCGCCGAACGGGTCCGTGGTATCCCACCATATAGCCTTTATACCGGACAGGCCGACTTGCTCTGCGGACTCATCGAAGAGCTGTAAACTAATTCCAATCATAAAGGGTCTTTCTGCTTTTTAAGTCAGATAATTATCAATAAAATCAGCTAAGTTCCCATTCAACAACATTTCCAGCCGTTCCGGTAAAAACAATCGACGTGATATCACCGGACAAAACATGGCTCCCGGAAGTTGCTGTAATACCAACAGAATTATTATTTAGTTTTCGACAAACACGTGTACCGCTTTTGCTGTTCCAAAAAAAAGCAAGCCGGCCTGTAACGTCAATCGGGTTAGAAGTCCCAATCGTGTATTCTCCCACCGAAGCGGGGTCAGGACAGCGCCCTTGAATTAAAGTTTGATTTTTATCTTTGACTAACGATCTATCCCTTGCCATAAATTCCCCTTATTTTCCAGTAAAAAAGTTTTTCAAACCTTCGCCGAGCCAAACCCAAAAACCAGAACTGAAAATGCCGAAGATACATGCAAGAATTGCCAACAGGAAGGTTTTACCAATAAGTGCGGAGGCTGAATCAAAGGCTTTAAGAAGTCGTTTCAGTGTGTTGGCTTGCTCGTTTGTCAAGCCTAAGTTGCAGGCACCGTGATTTTTTACGGCTTCGGCTATCGCCTCAAGGTCACCCTCTGTCAAGGTTTTTGCTCGCCGTTCTGCCATAAAACCCCCGTTAAAAAAATATTAGGGCTAGGATAGAAAGAAATTTAAAAAATTGCAAGAAAAAACCCCCGCTCCTGTAATTTAGGGCAGGGGTTCATCGGCAGTTTAATAGGCCTCTGTAGATCTCTTAGAATCAAGGGCCAGCCGATTTGATTTACTGAATGCGCCAGATCCGAGCGCCACCGTTGACCGGTGCCGCTTTAAAGATTCGAGTTTTCCGCATTTTAGGCTTGGTTTTAATCTCGCCTTTGACTTTGTACTGCTTCATTACCAGGTTCCCAGCTTCATCTTCAACCGGTACGGCATACCGAGCGTTGGCGCTTGAAACAGTCGAACTCAGGGCTTTGGCGTCGCCACCGGCAACAAAAAACGACTGACCGACTTCAAGAGAGCCAAACGGGTATTTACTCGTTCGACCAGAATTGGCGCGTTTAATCTCAGGAATCGGAATCCCAGTTTCAATCGGAAAGCCATCAACTACGCCGGCTTTCGTTTCCTCAACAGGTTCAACCATAACAGTTTTTATTCCTTCCTCGGTTGCGCGAGTAGCTACCGCCCCCGCTTCGGTTGTCAAACTTTCGTTGATTTCAACCAGTCCAGATTCAACAAGCAAATCTGCCAACTTTTTTTCAACATACAAAAATGCGCCATCAATCGTCGCCTTAACGATATCAGGCAAAAGGTTCGCCGCCTTTTCTTTGTTGCTCAAAAATTTTGCCATTTTTTCCTCCGTAATGAAAATGTTTTCGTCTACGAAACACTATCAAACCATTCTGCAAATGTCAATAGAGAATTTTGTAAAAAATGCACAAACAAAAAATTAGGAATGTCGCAAGCCCGAGTGTTTGCCAAATCTCCTCATTTTCAGTCAATTGACTCCGTTTGTATTTTGTTTTCATTAACTTTTTAATTTCTTGTTGAGTCATGACAAAACCTCCATAAAAGGACAACCAGGTTGCCCACAATGATCTTCCGGCTTTCCGTCGGTCGCGCTTAAGCATCGTTCGGCCCGAAGCAGGGTAACATAATTCCCAACAGTATGCCTGGAAACGTTTTTCATTTTTGAAAGAGATTGAATTACGTTATAAATTGCTCTTTCGTCATCGTTTCTCGGAATCATATTAAACCCGGCGTCAAAATCTTTCAAACCCATTTGCAGAAAATTGAAAATATCATCGGTCATTTTAAAATCTCCTTTAAGTATTTTAGTGAACAAATTATATGAAATTTCTATATCTGTAAATTCCGTCTATCCGCATGTTAGAACGCTCAACAAATATTCAGCAATAAAATCAAGCGGACAAAATATACTGGTATGGCAAAAGCTCAAGCGGCTGTCCGTCGCCGGTTATCATGGCGTTAGATGGCCCTGTGCCACCACTGTATAAACTCGGCAAATTTTTCAAACGAATAAAACCAGCACGCGCCAATATGACCCGGCTTAAATTTTTCTGCCCCCTCCCTGAAATTAAAACTGGGCTTCTGCTCAACAAACCACACGCTCTTATAATGAACATCGCGCTTACTAACAACAAGAGGTTCGCCGCGCCTCCATCCGCAGGGCACATCTAACCCGGCATTCGAGGCGGACTGTTGAGACTGTTTGGGGTCACAGTGAAGCTGTTGGCATCCTCTTGTGCCTTTGCTGCACACAGCCGAGCTGTATTTACTTGTCAAACATTCCATTGCGTCAATCCTAAACTTTCCGAGCGCAGCCGCTCAATTTAGATACGTTAGCCAGCCTTCGGCGTCATGGTGTCGAGAAATTCCCGAGCATCAACCAGCGCTCCAGTGCAAGCGTCGTTCATTCGCACCCCTGCCCGCTTTTGTACGCTCTCCCCCCATAAGACCAAATTTTCAAGCAAGTATAGGGTGTGCTCCATGACCCTTTCAGTTTCGGCCTTGTCATAACCAAAAACAAACTCATCGCTGTTGTTGTGGCGGTACTGCCTGATGGCAGAAACCAATAAATCCATAATGTTTCTCCTTCATGGTTAACAATCGGGTCACTGGACGGTCGACCCTGTGCTCTCTTATCAACCAAAATCCCCCGCCAGAGACCCTTTTTCGTTATCGCTCAAACCAAAAAACAACCGGCTTCCCTGTCGCCTCTACCAGCCCGTACCGCTCGGCCATACGGTAATTGGCACTTCTCAGCCTCAGCCGATCTACCTGTGCCGTCATTTCGGCACGGAATTGCTCCAGCGGGTGCACCGATTTCCACAAATTACACGGCCTGCACGCTGGCATCATGTTGTCAATCGTGTCCGTTCCCCGGATACCGGGGTTTACGGTAGGGTTTCCGCGCCAGATTGGTTTCAGATGGTCAACGTGCATCTCTTTCAGTGTGATTTCCTGGCCGCAATATGCACAGCGGCCACTGTATTTTGCATGTACCGTTTTTCTCATTTGCAACCTCTATTGTGATAACCAGTAAATCAACTCGGACTGTCGGGGCCGTTCGTGTTCTCGTTCATCTCGGCGGTTCCCTTTCCGCAGTGGTCAGCCACTTAATAAAATTATAAATGTTAAAAATAAAATGTCAAGTCAAATTTAAATACCAAACAATAGTTTCCCATGCTCTTTCCCAACCATAGCAAATACAGAAACAAAACCCTTGCTGTTGAACAAATTCCCCAAATTCAATTTGTTCCTTGCTTGCTTTCCCAGTCGTTGTTTTAAGCTCAATATACAAGCCATCAAAGCCGACGCGCTTGACGGGCAGGAAAGTGTCAGCCACACCCTTCTTTTTGCCAGCAGCGCGGCTTCTGGCCCCCCTGATTGCGCTCCCCGACTTCTCTTCATTCTCGATCGCGTGAAACCAACGCAATTCAGGGTATTGCTTTAGATGAAGAGCGCACATAGCAAACAACGCGCATTGCTCACCGTATTCGGACCCGGATTTTGCTAGATCGGCAGGGTTCATTTAATTAGCCCTTTCGCGTTAATGTAATATTTAATTTTATTGAATTGCTCCATCGCTGGCATTTCGCAAAACTCAACTAAGTCTCGCAAAGCAATTTTCAACTTTTTATTTTCTTGCCTGTATTCATAAAGCCTTTCTTTAATTTGGTTTTCGTTCATTTTTTAAAACTCCTTAAAGTTTATAAATAATAACAACGAGAGCAACCCAAATATTAAACAACATTGTGCCGACCCAAACATTAAACATTTTTTACCTCCACCGAAGTTTAGAAACAATATAACGACCAATTATTTTATTTGCAATCCGCTTGCTAAGTTTTTTAATTAATTGCAACGATCATTACACAGGCTCGTCGCCTATGTGCTTTATCCCCTGCACGATGTGCAACGCCAGCGCCATGTAATCGTTAATTTGATCTTCGGTTGGCGGCTCATCAGAATATTTGTGAATCGCTTGCAGCGTATCGCACCCGCTGCACGATCCGTAGCCAACCATAACGGCCCAATACTCACTTGGCTGGCATCCGGATGCACCGATAACATAAACGAGCGTCCCCTGGTAATCGCCGTGGTCGATTTCAACAACGCGCTCCGGATCGGGGCTTTCATACTCGTCTTCATCATGCAACACCTTAACGACCGCTTGCACGATACTTTTGTACTCTTCCGGGTGCTTCTCAGCAAACAACGCCCGAAGTTTCTCTTTTCGACCCATGTAGCGGTCAACAAATTTCTGAATCATCATCAATCTCCTTATTCGTGGTGAAAAGCCTGTATAACAATCTAATCTAAGTTTCTCATTTTTCCCTCTCAAATTCATTTATTTGAGAAATGCTATATCCTCTGTTTTCAATTAATTTTAAAACTCCATCTAAAGCATAAATCATATTTATATTCTCTTTTGCATTATTTTTATGTTTTATCTTTCCTGTTTTAATAAAATTAAAAGATTCATCTTTTGCAATACTTAACAACATTTGTTTTTCTTTAATTATGTGCTCTTTTATTTTTTTGATTTCGTCATTCATTTTATTCTCGCAATCTCAAAAATTTGGTTATTTTTGTGTTTAATAACTCGAAACTTCCGGCCTATCTGTTTGCCCACAATAGAAGCCCTGTTTCTCAAATAAGTTTCTTTTACATCTTCAAACTTCCAAAGAAAACATTTTCCAATTTCCAGTTTTTTAAAAACTTCCTGAGTTAAATTAAAATAGGCTTTGTGCAATGCCTTTGGGGAGGCGTCATAAGCCACAGGAGAGTTACACCCTTGCGTTGATATGGCTTCGGTCATTCTGTCGATCCTGTCACCCAAAGCGTCGGCCTCGGGGCAGTTACCCACAATAGCTAGGAGAGCATCCCTAGTCTCTCGTAATTTTTTAATTTTCTCGATCATCGACTTCCCTTTCAAGGTTTGTATTTGTTTTGTATGAACATATCAGAATTTTAAGGAAAAGCAACATAAAAATGATAAATTAACAATATATCAGCCTTTTATCAACCTTTTAATAGCTAACTACTTATTTTTACTAACTTATAATAAATAAAATAAATATAAAGGTAAGGTAAAATTTAGTCTTAATGAGAGAGCACCCATTTTTGGATGTCAGTTTTTGAATATTTTTTGCTATATTCACTTTATTTAACATAAGTTAGTAAAAACAGCAACTTATCCAATTTAAGTTCAATTAATTGCCACTATATTGTCATCTTGTTATTTTATATTTTTGTATTATATAATCTTATAAAAACTATAAAAACTATAAAACCATTGAAACAGAAGCACTAAAACACTTTCCATTAAAGTTGTATTCTTTTAAAATTTGACTTTTTCCAATTTCAATTAATATACCTTGATCTTTAAGAGTTTCGACAACTTTGTGAATTGCTCTTGTAGCACCTAATTTATCTTTTCTAAAGCAAGCTGTGCTCATTAAACGACGTTGAATATATGTCAACGTTATCACTTTGTCGTGATGTAATTTAGGTTGAGACGCTTTATAATTTTCAATTTCGGACCAATCTTTTTTAATATATTCTTTAATAACTCGTTTAACTTCATCAATTTGTTTTGTTTCTTCCGTGTCATCGCCCACTTCGCCGCTTTCAAATTTTGAAATAAGATTTTTAATATCGGCCATAATTAAACGCTTGGCCCAATTAACACAATTCATGTCCACTTGTGGGCTGAACGGATTAATTCCCACCGCAACCAACGCAGCCAACTTTAAAACTTTAATGTGTGCTCTATTCCAAATTCTTTTTCTAATATCTTGTTTATTTTCATTTATGATATCCGTTGTTTCTTGGTCAAATCTATTTAATTCAAAAGTTGCCTCAGGTGTCATTTCAACATGTACGGCTTTGTTCGAATTATTTAGAGTTAATGAATGTGCGCACAATCCGCCAAAACGTTCGATCAATTGAAAATCTGGTTTAATTTTTTCATGGCCCTTATTTAAATAGCCACGCTTGCCTTTATATTCGATGATGAAAAAACGAGGTAAAAGACCCGATGTTATCATTCGTTCGTTTAAACATTTATAGAATTCTTCCGGCGTTGATTCTCCCAAAACTGAAAAGGCCGGAGCCATTACAGGTTTAGTATTTTTTTCTTTCTCGCTGTAAATTGAACCTTTTAATGACTGCCCCTCACCCGATTTACTAAAAAGAAAGTGGAAAGCTCTTTTTAATCCTTCTTGATTAGGGGATGCATTTATGGAAGTCATCTCTTGTAGCTTCATTCCGAATTCATCAATTTGCGAGACAAAAGAGGATGAACCATATCCTAGATATTTAATCAAAGCTTGTGGACTTGCAATTTCTCCCGGGCCGATAAATTCTTCAGCGGAAGGAACCGTTGCCAAAATTGGTTTTATTAATTTGTCAGCACCTAAAGATAAAGCCTCTTTTCCAACGCCAGTATCTCCAATAAGTAAAACATATTGATTTAGCCCCGTTCCGCTTATGTTGTAGGATCTCCCGCAAACACCCGCCATAAGACCTATTGCGCCGGCCAAAGCTATTTCGAGCACAGGCCGAGGGGATGCCTCATAAATAAATTGAGCAATTTCCCCCACCAGGCCGGGGGGCAGTGAATATGGGCTTGTTTCAGGCAGGGTAAGGGCGGGGGCTTGTTCTTTTAACGGCTCACAGGGCAAATTTGAAAGCCTATTTTTTGAGCAAAGAGCCTCTTCCATCTGATTTTTTAGCCCTTCTAGGTCAATTGGCGGCAACATGCGGTCAAAGGACCGATTTACCATATAATTTAGATAATCATCCCTGAGCGCCTTTTTTCGCTTTCCTAATCCTGAATTTCTAAATATTCGGGCGATTTGTTGCGTGTTTTGTGTGTAAAAAGCAATGATATTTATCAAAGCAAAATCAGCTTCGGATTGTGACGGGTAATGGTCGGCCCAATTCCCGGTTAAAAGATCGTGAAATTTTTCGCCATTTGCTGCGTTAAAAGCTTTTTGTATTACTTCGTCATCTTCTTTCGTTTGTTCGCAATTTGTTACACAATAATTAATAACACCCCCACCCATTTGCTTATATAATTGTTGCAACAAATCATTATAATTATTGATTGGACTTTCGCGGTAAACCCGCCCGGTCATGGTCATGTATCGACCGCTTGAATAAATTTCAATAGCCGAACGTTTCCGACCTGCCGGAACCGAACCTTTAACAATAATGTGCAATCCTTTTCCGGAAGGTGACGTTTCGGCATAACTGTCAAACTCATTAAAAACTTTTAATTGTCTATCGTAAATTGTTGTTCGGGTTTCATCGTCTACATCATGGGGCTCATCCAGGTCGATGAAAGTGTAAGGGTCTTCTTCGGTCAGCACAAACCCAATGCCCGAATAATTAACCGAAGCGGCAACGGCCTCATCATAACTGGCCCACGTTAGAGGATTTGAGACGGATGCAAGTTGACCTGTTTGTGGGCAATAAGGGAGCTTAGTCGGTTTACCTGTGTCTGTTTCTTCAAGCCGCCAGCAAATCCACTGCCGATATTGACGCATTTCCAGCGGTATTTTTTCAAAGGACATTGCAGCGCCTTCCTTAAAATTAAATTAAAATTTAAGTTCTTTTTTGCTCAAATATTCATATAGCGTTTGAATCCTGTTGACTGAAGGGTCTGCTATTTTATTTGTTGAAAATTTATGAATCCAATGCAATGATATTTTCGTAGCGACTGAAATGTCCAAAAGAGTCAAAGTAACATTCCTATTCTGCAATAATTCCAAAGTCTTATCCCTTAACTCCGTTCTCATTAAAATTCTCCTTTAGTGGTTTTTATGTTTGAGATTATACTAGAAAAAAAGCATATGCAACAGTAAATTTTTACTTGACACATTTTTGTTTTGGGTTTATGGTTGCTTACATTCGAATTGCCCACAGGGAGGATACAATGTCAAATACTTTTAATTACGAACAAGAAGCATCTGTGACAAATTCTAATGAATTTCACGGCGATAAAGTTGCTGCTGGTATTTTCATTGAATCTGTTGCAAGTTGCGTTCACGAACTGTCACGGTTGGATCGTATCAAAAAAACGCTTTTCTACGGTCAGGATCTCCCCCCGGCAATGCACATTGCGAGCAAACAGGAGCATTTAAAATGCTCCTCGCTCCCCAAATTGTTTCACAATCAGCAACAAGGTGTTGAGGTCATACATGCTATTTTGGGCATTGCCACGGAGTCAGGGGAGCTGCTCGAAGCACTGTTGAAAGTAGTCGACGACCAACTATGTTTTGATAAGGTAAATGCGGTTGAGGAAAGCGGGGATTTGTTTTGGTATCAAGCACTTTTAGCGAAGGCTTGCGGAACAAATTTTGAAGCAATCCAGAAAATAAACATCGCAAAACTTCGGAAGCGTTACCCTAATAATTTTAAAACAATTGACGCAAACAAACGGAATTTGACGGAAGAACGAAAAGTTTTAAGCGAAGAGTTTAAAACAATTGAGGACGCTTCGTATTTTGCCGAACATATCAACGACTCACAACTTGATTTTTATTAGAGGTAACAATGTAAATTACAATGCTAAGCACCCCTCAAGCCGCCGCATATCGCTTGAGTTCACCGGCTGGCCGCAGTTTGGCCAGTCCGAGTGCAACGACTGGTTAGCCGGTTTTTTAGGAGATTTTGTGTCTGAGCAAAACGGATGGATAAGCATAGATGACGCTCGTTTCCCACTGTCCAAATATAAAGGAGATGAGGTTGTAATACGTACAAAAGCCAACAATTACAAATGGGTGTATCAGATTGCCGTTGTTGATAGCGATGGGAATGTAGTGATTGACCCATGTGTGATGTGCTCACGATGCGGTGATGCATTGCAATGGAAACCTCATGCATGGAACCCGTTTTCGAAAATGCCTGCGGAGTGGAAGCCGCTTGGTAAATTCATTGACGCTGACCGGCGAGTTGCCTCTTTTAAAGCCGAAGCAGAAATGAATTATAACCGAGCACTGAAAGCGGAAGAACTGTTGTACAGGTTTTATATTGACCGCGACAAAAAAGCTGAAGAAGCGATCTTAACCTTTGTTCAAGATGGACTTTATAAGGAGGGGTTATGAGTGGGCAAAAAATACCAAAAGGCTTTGTGATGATTTACACCGAAACGCACTCCATTTGTATGCGGGTGGATCACATTGTATCGGTGGCTGTCTCATGTGGTCAAAATCACACTAATCGGAGGAAATAATGGACGCCAGAGATAAATTAATTTTAGCCTGGAAAACAGCTAAAGAAGAATTGGCAATCGCAAAAGTTGCCGAATCCCAATTGCGGAAACTAGTCATCGAATCGTTATTTCCTGCCCACAAGAATGAGGGTACAGAAAATCATGATCTTGGAAACGGGTACAAAATTAAGGCTGTTTTTAAGCAGACTTACACCCTTTCTGCTGATGATGTGTCCGGCTGTCTTGAACAAATGGCCGAACTCGATGAAGCTGGAAAAATTTTTGCTGAATGCTTGGTAAAATTCAAGCCTGAGCTTGTAATTTCAGAATACAAAAAACTACCCGAACCGTACAAAGCGTTGATTGACTTGATCTTGACGGTTACACCGGCGTCGCCGTCGCTAGAACTTATCGAACCAAAGATTGTTTAAATTTTAGTGAGGTTTTTAAAATGAACGATTTAGCCGAAGTGGTTGAACGAAATCGCGAAATAATCGAAAAGGAATTCGAGAAAACATTATATAAATTGAGGTTGTCAGAACACGAAATTAAACTTCTTCGAGCTGGATTTTTCGCCGGATTTCTAAATTGCTACAACAATTATAGGTAGCAAATATTCAGGAGGGATATTTTGAATATCAACGATCTTAAACAACCTTCGGCCCTTGCAATGCGCCTCGGCGTCAAGGCACTGGCTTACGGTCCACCTGGAGGGGGAAAGACACCTATCAGTGGAACGGCACCAAATCCGGTCATGTGCATCACCGAACCCGGCATGCTGTCCATGAGAAACAGCCCACTTGGAAAATGTGCTTGGCCTGCTTTTGATTCCAAATCCATCGATGAATTTTTCGCTTGGTTTTTTGGATCAAAAGAAAGCAAAAATTTTGATTCTTTAGTTCTTGATTCAGCGTCTCAAATGGCCGAAATATATATTAAAGATGCTGAAAAAAATAACAAACACGGCTTAAAAGCATACGGTGAAGCCAATGAAAAAGTTTTAGATATACTCAACAAACTTTATTTTATGCCAGAAAAACACATTTATGTAATTTGCAAACAAGAGATTTATAATGATTCGGGCATAATGCAAAAGCGCCCATTTTTCCCAGGTAAAGAAGTTCCAATTAAAGCGCCTCATTTGTTTGATGCGATCCTGCATGTTGCCAAGGTTGTTATCCCTGGTTACGGAGAGCAAACAGCAATTAGGTGCAAACCTACATTTGATATTATGGCGAGGGATAGGAGCGGAAACTTAAATGATCTTGAACCGCCGAATTTAACAGAATTGTTTAAAAAAGCGTTTACTTGATTTTTATTGTTGACTTTTATTTTTAACTGTCTTAAAGTTGATTTAACTTAACCAAAGCCGAAAGGCTAACAAAAGGAGTTTTTACGATGAGAGATCTTGAACAAGCACTTTTCGGCTACGGCGACGGCGACGGCGACGGCGACGGCGACGGTGGCGGCTCCGGTTATGGCTCAGGTGGCGGCTTTGGCTACGGCGACGGTGGCGGCTTTGGCTACGGCGACGGCTACGGCTCTGGCTCCAGCTATGGTGACGGCTCAGGCTATGGCTCAGGCTCCGGCTATGGCTCCGGTTTCGGCTACGGCTCCGGCTCCGGCTCCAGTGAGGGTTGCGGCTACGGCTATGGCTCAAGCTCAGGCTCCGGCTCAGGCGACGGCTTCGGCGACTAAACAACAAACAAACAACAAAAGGAGATTAAAAATGATCGGTCGTTATTGTATGATTAGAACCAATTCTGCCGGCGTTTTCGCTGGAACAATTGAGGAAAGAAACGGGAAAGAAGCGAGACTTTCCAACGCTCGCCGCATTTGGTATTGGGACGGGGCAGCGAGTCTTTCTCAACTTGCGACTGACGGAACAAGCAAACCGGAAAATTGTAAATTTCCCGCTCCGGTAGCCGAGGTTATTTTAACTGAGGTAATCGAAATTATTCCTATTACCGAAAATGCCGCAAAATCTATTAGTGGAGTGAAAGAATGGAAAAAGTGAACGGCTCCGGTTATGGCTCAGGCGACGGTGACGGCTCCGGTTATGGCTCAGGCGACGGTGACGGCTCCGGTTATGGCTCAGGCGACGGTGACGGCTCCGGTTATGGCTCAGGTGACGGTAACGGCTCCGGTTATGGCTATGGCTCCGGCTCCGGCTCTGGTGAGGGCTGCGGCTACGGCTACAGCTACGGTGAGGGCTCCGGCTCAGGCGACGGTGACGGCTCCGGCTCCGGCTCCGGCTGCGGCTTCGGCTTCGGCTACGGCTCCGGCTACGGCTCCGGCTCTGGTGAGGGCTGCGGCTACGGCTACAGCTACGGTGAGGACTATGGCTCCAGCTCCGGTGACGGTGACTAAACAACAAACAACAAAAGGAGAAATAAAAATGGCTAAATTACTTGTCCCCTTTAACGCTCATGAGGTCGAACCCGCCGGAACTGGCGGCGGGCAATTGCCAGTGTCAGAAAAGACAGGCCATTTGGTTGTCATTACCGGATCTGAAATCGTGCCGACCAAAGCTAATGATGGGGGGATGCTCAAACTCGATTTGGAAATCATCGACGGCCCCTTGAAAGGCGAATCTGGTCCGTACCGCCTCAATCTTTATAACACGAACGAAACTGCTGCCAATATCGCTCAAAAACAGCTTTCGGCCCTGTGTCACGTAACAGGGGTTTTCAACGTTCAAGATTCAGCACAGCTTCACAACATTCCATTCCGTGTTATTGTCACCCTTCAAAAAGGTGACAACCCGAACGGCTACACCGAAGTCAAGGGCGTTCTCGACGCTGCCGGGAATCAGCCGGGAAAAGCTGGTCAACCGGCAGCGCCGCAAGTTACGCACGCCGCGCCCCCACCGGTTCAGCCTCAACCAGTGCCGCAACCGTCAGCAGGTCCGTCCGCTTGGAGTCAGCAACCGAACGCAGCACCAACAAGTGTAGAACCTCCGTGGAGTCAGAATAAATAGTTTTTAAGTTAACCCCAGCTAAAGTTCAATTTTTTGGCAATCGTGCCGACTATATTGTGTGTCCCTTTAGCTGGGGTTTTTAATTTGAGGGAAAAATGAACCTAACCAACTCAACCGACCGCCGCGAAATGGCCTTTTCCATACTCGAAAAGATTGATAAATATTGTGCTGAAATTTATGACGATGGTTTTAGAAATCATCTGGGAGCTTCGCAAATCGGTCATAATTGTAGCCGGTATTTGTGGTATCAATTCCGCTGGGTTGCCCACAAAAAACACACCGGACGGCAGCAACGCTTATTTCAGCGGGGCCACCTGGAAGAAGCCCGATTTTGTGAATGGTTACGGGGGATTGGCGTTGAAGTTTCAGAAACGGGCGAAGATGGAAAACAGCATCGAGTCACGTCTTGTTGTGGGCATGCCGGCGGATCACTTGACGGTATCGGAACTTTGCCGGGGATTAATGAAAAAGTTTTGTTAGAATTTAAAACAAGTGGCACAGGATCAAAATTTAATAAATTGTTGCAAAATGGGGTTGAAATTGAACGTGAACAACATTTTTGTCAAATGTCTTTTTATGGTTATAAATATAATTTGCAATATGCGCTTTATATGTGTATAAATAAAAATGACGATGATTTGCATGTTGAATTGATAAAATTAAATTGGGAACTTGGAAAACAGCTTGAAGAAAAAGCGAAAAAAATAATTAAAGCAACAGAACCGCCGGAAAAGTTAAGCAAAAATTCAACATTTTGGCAATGTAAAAGCTGTGATATGTTCGATGTTTGCCACCATGACGAAAAGCTGATGAAAAATTGCAGGTCTTGCGTAAATGCAAAACCTGTTAAAAATGCTGAATGGGAATGCGCAGTCTATGGTGTAATTCCGAAGGAGTTTATTAGAATCGGTTGCGACGAATGGGATGCTATTTGCTAATATGAAAATCTTATTGATAGACGCCGACTCAACCATACCCAATTTAGCATTAATGAAGATTTCCGCTTTTTATAAATCTAATTTTTGGGGGTGTATTGTTGATTTGACTCGATTATTTATTCCGTATTACCCCGATAGAAAAAAAATTGTACACAATATAAACACCAGTTGTTATGATTTAATATTTTGTAGCGTTATTTTTGAAGGTTCCGCGAATTATGTAAAGGGTGAAAATATACAGTTTGGCGGAAGTGGATTTGACCTTACGACAAAACTACCCGAAGAAATAGAAAATAGCGAACCAGACTATAGTATTTACAATGAAACAAAAACCAGTTATGGGTTTATATCGCGGGGCTGTATTCGTAAATGCTCATTTTGTAAAGTACATTTGATGGAAGGGTTTGTCAGGCAGGTTTCGACAGTAAAGCAAATTTCGAAACACAAAACAGTTAAATTTTTAGACAACAATTTTCTAGCACTTCCTAATCACTGCGATATATTGCAAGAACTTATCGAACTAAATGTTAAACATCAATTTAATCAAGGACTAGACATCAGACTTGTAACAGAAGAAAACTCGATCTTATTGTCAAAACTTAATTATTGGAAAGAATATATTTTTGCATTCGACAATTTGGATCAACAAACAATTATAGAAAAACAATTATCTCTTTTGACTTGGCGTAAAGATTGGCAATTTAAATTTTTTGTTTATGTTAAACCCGACATGAAATTAAATGAAACAATAAAACGTATTGAATTTTTAAAAGAACGCAAATTACTTCCCTATATTATGCGCGATATTTCGTGCTGGAAATCTGAGAATAGGGAATTTTATATTGACATTGCTGCATGGTGTAATCAGGTTTTTGCTTTTAAGAGTTTATCGTTTGAGCAATTTTTAAAAAGACGACATACAAATAAAGATAGAATACAAACCAGTTTGCATAAATGGAATTCAAATAAATGATTCTCAGACCCTACCAAGAAAACGCCATTCAAAGCATTTTTGATTATTTTGAAGAAGGCAACCAAGGCAATCCAGTGACGGCTTTGCCCACAGGCACGGGCAAATCAGTTATTATTGCCGGATTTATTCAGCGTGTTTTGAATATGTGGCCTCGACAACGTTTTATGGTTTTGACTCATGTTAAAGAATTGATAGAACAAAATCACAACAAATTAAAAAGTATTTGGCCCACTGCTCCTACTGGAATTTATTCTGCGGGGTTAAATCAAAAAGACATTATTCGGCCAATTATTTTTGGTGGCATGGCATCGGTTAAAAATTGCGTTGAGGCGTTCGGCCACCGTGATTTAATTATAATCGATGAAGCACACCTTGTAAGCCCAAAAGATGACACGACATATCAAAACGTTATTACAAGATTTAAAATAATTAATCCCCACATTAAAGTCATCGGCCTTTCAGCAACTCCGTTCCGGCTTGGTCAGGGTTTAATCACCGACGAAGGGCTTTTTACCGACATTTGTTTTGACCTCACAGGTGTTGAAGCGTTTAATCGGCTCATTACGGACGGTTTTCTTGCTCCGCTGATTCCAAGGCCAACAAATACCAAAATTGACACTTCGGAAATCAATATTGTTAACGGTGATTTTGCCAAAGGAAAATTAGACGATGAAACTGATAAAGTTTTGTTTGAAGGATTAAAAGAACTGGTCCAATACGGATACGACCGGCGAAGCTGGTTAATTTTTGCATCCGGTATTAAAAGCAGTGAACATGCTGCCCAAATTTTAACAAGCATGGGAATTGACGCCGCTGCCGTCCATTCCAAAATGAGCGGATCTGAACGGGACGCCAGGATTGCGGCATTTAAAAGCGGAAAATTGCGCTGTATTGTAAATAACAATTGTTTAACTACCGGCTTCGATCATCCGCCGATTGATTTAATCGGATCATTTAGGCCAACTGTTTCACCTGGATTGCATGTCCAAATGTTGGGGCGCGGAACCCGACCCTGTGAAGAAAAAGCCAATTGCTTAGTTTTAGACTACGCTGGGAACGTTCCCAGACTCGGCCCGATTAATGACCCGGTGTTGCCTCGAAAAAAAGGCCAGAAAGTAGGCGAAGCACCGGTAAGAATTTGTGAAAATTGTGGAGTTTACAACCATGCTTCTGCCCGTTTTTGCTGTTCTTGCGGTCACGAATTTACCTTCCAAACCAAGCTTAAACCGACAGCAGGCGAACATGAGATTTTACGTTCAGACGCACCGGTTATTGAATATTTTGACATTCAGAAAGTTATCTATCAACGGCATCATAAAATCGGATCCCCACCGTCGATCAAAGTTTGCTATTATTCAGGTCTTCGAATGTTTAACGAATGGGTGTGTTTGGAGCACTCTGGTTTTGCCGGCAAACGCGCAAGAGAATGGTGGAAGCAGCGCCATGATGAAGAACCGCCAGCCACTACCGATGAAGCGTTGCTGAAAGTCTCGCAGCTAACACCACCAAAAAGAATTCGAGTATGGGTTAATCGTCGTTTTCCTGAAATTTTAAGTTGTGAATTTTGAAAGGAGCCTCAAATGTTAAATTACCAGTTCATCCGAGAATTAACAAAAGAATTCGAAAAAACGCTTGACAGTAAAACAAGAAACTGTTTAAACTGTATTAAATTTGATGAACAAAATGAAACCTGCAAAGAGTTTAACGCAAAACCGCCAGCAAGGATTATTTGCTACAGTTGCGAAAAACATTTTAGTATTGACGATGAAATTCCGTTTTAGATATTAAACCCCGGTTAAAATAGAACTTTAACAACTTACAAAGGCGTTGGGGTTAAATCTCGTTGACTGAGAACAGTCACCAGTTTTAACCGGGGTTTAATTTTTGAGGATGCTATGAAAATTTGTGAATGGTGTTCAAAACCCTTCAAGCCGCAAAAGCCTAACAGTAAAACGTGCTGTAAAAAATGTAGCGCTTTGCTTCGCGAAGCCAAAAGGGGAAAACGATAATGGCCAAACAACCCAAAATATCAAAAGGTTTGCTTGACGCTATTAAATTTATTTATCCAGTGCAAAGGGATAAAGGTAATGTTTTTCAGACTCATTGTCGGTTTGGTGATAATTTTTTGACGGCCACAGATGGGCAAACCACTATCGGTCATCCAATCGCCGAAGAACTGAGTTGCTGCCCACACACAGCCACGTTGCAAAAAGCCTTGGCCAATTGTGGGCAAAATATCAGCATGACGCAACTCGAAGGCAACCGCCTTGCCGTTAAGTCCGGAAAACTGCAAGTGGTCATCCCCTGCACCGCCGAAGACCTGCCGGAAACCTCGCCAGACACCCCACAGGCGATGATCACCGACGAACTGATACAAGGGCTGGCCCTCATTGCTCATTTGCCTTCTGAAGACTCATCTCTCGTTCATAATTCTGCAATTCTGCTTGGCCCGGGCTCAGTCACCGGGACCAACGGTGCCGTTGTTATCGAGTATTGGCACGGGGTCGACTTGCCTCCAAATTTGGTCATACCTGTTTCAGCAATCAAAGCCGTTGTAAAATCCAGCCAAAAACTAAAACAATTAGGCTTTTCCGATAATTCAATCACTTTTCATTTCGAAAACGGAGCTTGGATTAAAACTCAATTATATCAAGAAAAATTTCCAGACTGCAATCGCATTTTAAATCAAAAGACAAACGCCGAAGAATTACCAAAAGACTTTTTTAAAGCTGTTGACACATTAAAAGATTTTGGTGAATATGTTTATTTTTTTCAAGATCAACTCAGAACTTCTAAAAAAGAAAATGAAGGCGCTAATTTTGAACTTTCCGGCTTGACTTTAGGCGCTGCTTTTGCTATAAAACAATTAAGACTAATTGAAAACTGTTGTTTGTTTGCCGATTATAAAACGCATAAGAATATGATGTTTTTTTTCGGTGAACGAACTAGGGGTGCTATTATGCAGGTGAGGGGGTGAAATGTTCAAACCAAAAAACAAACCCCTTACCACACCCCCGCGAGTCAAAAAAGACTTTGCTCTTTTTACGGTTGCAGAATTGCAAGCCAGCAAGGGCAAAGTTTTAGTTTTTGACGTTGAGTGCTTTCCTAATTATTTTTTGATTGCGTTTAAATGTATTGAGACTAACAAAGTTATTTATTTTGAGCGAACGGAAAGCAAAGATTTAGATTTTGAATTACTTTGGTTTGTCTTATTCAACTTTTGCCTTGTTGGATTTAATTCAATCAATTATGACATTCCTGTTATTTTTTTGGCTTTGTCCGGCGCAAGTTGCCGAACTTTAAAAGATGCAACCGACGATTTGATTTTGTATAACCTTCGTCGCCAGGAGCTTGAAGAAAAATATAAGTTTAAAATTCTGCCGCTCAACCACATCGACTTGATCGAAGTTGCCCCGCTCAAAGCCTCCTTGAAGGTCTACGGGGGTCGCTTGCACTGCGAACGCATGCAAGACCTGCCTTATGATCCAAGCACGGCCCTGACGGCAAGCCAAATGAACGAAACACGGTTTTATTGCCTTAATGACCTTGACTTGACCGCCCTGCTTTGCAAAGAGCTTTGCCCACAATTGGAGCTTCGTGCCCAAATGTCGGTGGAGTATGGGCAAGACTTGCGCTCGAAATCAGACGCTCAAATTGCTGAATGCGTTATAAGCGAAGAGGTTGCCAAGGTCAATGGCAGATATTCAAAGCGGCCAAGAATCGCGCCGGGAACAATTTATAAATACAAAGTTCCTAAATATATTAAATATCAGTCCGAACAATTAAACAACATGCTTTCTATTGTTGCGAATGCCGATTTTGTGGTAAAAGAAAACGGCTCAATTGAAGAACCCGAAGAGTTTACAGAACTAAAAAAAGTTAAAATAAGCAGCACTTATTACCGCATGGGAATAGGCGGACTGCATTCAAATGAAGAAAACGTGCATCATATTGCAGACGAAAATACTTTATTAATTGATAGGGACGTCGCGAGCTATTACCCGAATATAATACTGAATCAAGGTCTTTACCCTTCACATATGGGGAAAGCCTTTTTAAAAGTTTATCGTTCAATCGTTGAACGAAGGTTAAAAGCTAAAAAGGAAAAAAACAAAGTAGTAGCTGATTCACTTAAAATTACAATTAATGGATCATTTGGCAAATTAGGCTCTAAATACTCAAGTTTGTACGCTCCCGATTTAATGATTCAAGTTACAATTAGTGGTCAGCTTTCACTTTTAATGCTAATTGAAATGATCGAATTGATTGGTATCCCCGTTGTGTCTGGAAATACCGACGGAATTATTATTAAATGCCAGGTTGATCGTTACAATGATTTGAATAATGTTGTAAAACATTGGGAACGATTGACCGACTTTGAAACAGAAGAAACCCGATACAAAGCCGTTTACTCACGTGACGTAAACAATTATATTGCTGTCAAGGAAGACGGCAAGTGCAAAGCAAAGGGCGCTTATTCAGCACCAGGATTGCAGAAAAACCCAACTTCATTAATCTGTGTCGATGCAATTGAAGCCCTTATTGTGGGCAGCATCCCTATTGAAGAAACAATTTTAAACTGCAAAGATTTGACTCGCTTTTTGACTGTGCGAACAGTAAAAGGAGGGGGTGAGCAAGACGGCGTTTATCTCGGCAAAGCTGTGCGCTGGTACTATTCAACCGAGACAAAAAACAAAACGATTAATTACATTGCCAGCGGAAACAAAGTTGCTAAAAGTGAAGGGGCAAAACCCTGTATGGATTTGCCCCTTGCTTTTCCAAATGATATTAATTATCAATGGTACATTAATGAAACTATTGAAATGTTACATGATATAGATTTTTATCATCGCGCAAAAAAGCCTGAGCAAATCACTTTCTTTTAAATCATCCCTTCAATTTCTAATGAGCATCTTGAACCGGCGGGCGATTCAATGATCGCTTCAAAATCTCGATACCACCCATAAATGATCGTGGAATCAAAAGCGTCGGTTCCGAACCAGACCACCGGGGTTGCCCTATATTGAGCCAGCAAACGAACAATTCTATCGATAGACAAGTTATCAATCCACAATTCAGCCGAAAGTCGTTTGCTGTAATTGCGCTCAAGTATTGTTGGGTTTCCGAAGTCGTCAACGGTTTTTTTGCTGTAATCAATAATCCCGATTCGTGGTGCCCATCCCATTAAACCAAGATCTTGAGCAATTCCCAAAACACACATGCCGCAAGACACATCTCCATCAACCTGAGAATTTTCAATTGTTATCAAAATTGCTAGATTAGATTCACCGGGGTCATACAAATCTGTTAAACCTGTTAAAACAAAATCTCTTTTTTGTGTGTCTATTTCATAGCTGTTTATGGACTGGATCAAATCAATCGGTATTACATTAAAATAAATAGGAGGGGTTTGCACATAAAAATCTTCATCATCCGCCGTTTTAAATTGCCCTTCCGTTGCTGTATAAAATGGTTCGGTAACATCAAGCAAAGCAACTTTTACCGTTATTTTCTCGCCGTATACATTTAAAAGCGCGATGGAATCAACATAAAAAGGAACTTGCAGATTGACTTCCATCGATGCTGCTTGAGTTGTGGCAGTCGACACCGACCCGTCGAACATCCTCCAGCGGTTGTCATAGCCAATGTCCAGCCAATTTGCCGTGTCTGTCGTCGGATCATTGCCGATGTTTCCGTCGGTCAGCGACTCGTAAATTTTGTGAGTCGCGAGAACAAGAACTTTATCACCGGTTGCATACGTTGTTCCGACAGCATACGCAGCGTAATCGTTTTCCGGGACGTCCGAGGCAACCAGGGAATCGTCATCAATAAATATTGGCCGGATAAGTTTCATTTTAGGGGGCCACCGCCCCGCATTCTTTCCAGGTTCCCGGGTTGCCTGAAACGGTGCAAACGGCCCCAGAATAACCACCAGCAACTGGTGCTATATAGCGGACCCAATGACCCTTAACATATTTTCCCGCTGTCGGTATTCCGTCGGATTCGCCTGTGTCCACCTGTTTAAAATTGAGGACCAACCCAGCCCCGCGTGGTGCCATGATTTTATCATAGCGCGTGAAGGCGATGAGTGCCCCAAGCCCGTCATAGGCCCAATTATTCCGCATGATAATATTAACAGTGTAATCTCCACCAATGGCCGGTTGCCACAGTTCCACCCCGGTTTTTTGTACTGAGTTACCAATAAACTCAAGATAGTTTTCAGCAAAATCAGCAACGGTGGATTGTGCCATACACAAGCCAGACGTACGTTCGAACGAATTTTGCACAAAAGAGAACCACCCTGAACGGAAAAGCATATCTTGTGCCGTTGCTCCGTCCTTAAACGTGTTGTTTGTAAAATATACTCGCTTGCCAGTCAAATAAGCATTGATGTCATAAAACAGGTATGGTGCCACCCCGTTGGGATCAAACTCGCATCCATCAAAGGAAATACGCTTCGGCGTTGTGGTCGAACCAGAAACATATGTTAATCCATTGGCCCCAACAAAATCACTGTTGGCCTTAAACCGGCAGTTTCTGAAATCTACCTCGACACCTGCAATCAAGTTGCTGTTTAGCCGATACGATCCGCTAAGCTGAAACGTGCTGTTCTGAGCTTGGACGTTAAACCCTTCAATAACCAGAGTCTTTTTGACTAAAACATTGTCGAGGAAAAGCGGCCTGGCATACGATAAGTAACTCAAGTCGAGCATATCTGTTACGCAGTTTGAGACAAACGTCTGCCCCAAATTTGCCTCTGCTGCCGAGTTTGTTTCTACTTCAATTGCACTACAGTCGCAGTTTGATATAATCAGCGTGTCGTAACTACATGTAACCGTCACATCGCTTCTAGTTCTGGTCCTGTTTTCCGATACAATTTGATCGGCAATGATCTTATTGGCGCTTAGCGTGGCGTTCCCGGACACGTTGCACACATCTGCCATGGGATCGGTGCAATAAATGTTGGAGAAGGAAACCACATTAATGCCACCCACGCTTTGCGGCTGAACAGCGAAAACATGATTGTGCTGGAATTCGTTAACATCAGTCCCGCTTAACGGATTGTTTGTGGCATTATCGTCAATGTAAAGATCTCGAATTTCTACATTAATAACAGCCGAGGCATGATTTCTGATGTCGAATAGGCTGATAAAATCAACCGTTGATGTTGCTGCCCCCCGTTTTATTTTACTTGCAAGCCCATCGCCAAAAATCAAAATGTCATGGGTGCAGTCAACCAAGGCAACTTGGTCAACGCCAACGCCTTCGAGAAGATAAAAAGACGCCGACGCGGGAACATAAATCGGGATGCCAAAAAGTTTTGCAATATTAGCAGCTCCTTGAAAAGCCGGCTGATCGTTGGTTGTTCCGTCGCCCTTTGCTCCAAAATAGCGCACATTAGCGGCGCTATAGTTAACACGCACCCAGCATCCCGTAGATCCATCTCCGGGGGTTAAAGGCAAAACAAACACCCCCTGTGATGTATCGACCAAAACACCAGCATTTGCCGATTGATCGCCAGAAAGCCAACGGAAAGATCCACCGCCACCGTCGCCGTCGGTAGTGCGATATTTAGTTGTAAAAACATAGCCGTCTGGGTATGTATCTGCTGCAATTGCTTGTAAATCTGACAAGCCAACAGGCATTGACGAGCTGATTAGAGCGCCATCAATTTGTGCACCGGTTAACGTTGATGTGTAGACCGCAAATGATGGTGTAACGAATACAAATAAAAGCAAAAGTGAAATTATAAAACGCTTCATTTTTTAAACTCCTTGGTTATGGCTCAACTGGCAGAATATCGTAATCCACACACTCCCGCCCGTCGTCATCCTTTTCGCGGCGGCTGATCTGTGCCGAATGCGCCAGCCGGTACACGCGCAGGTGTTCGACCTCTCCGGGCCACTCCCCGGCAGTCACTTCGATAGTCTGCTAGTATTGCGTCTGCTGCGGCCAGGGCATCGTCTTCGGTGTCATAAAATTCTTCTGTCCCTGTGAGGATGTCCGTCACCGTCCATTTTTTAATCATCGTCTTCTCCGTAGGTAATGAGCCATAACCAATCGGTGCAAGCGGACTGGCTACGCCCGGCCCCTGAGCTAGTGCGTTATATAGCACGGGTTTCGGGCAATCCGTTAACGTCCCAACGGTCGATTATTTTTACCACGTCTTTGCCATTTTTAGCAATTGCAAACTGACTTGATGCAAGATCCTGGCGCAATTTGCGGACCTCTTCGACCAGCTCCCGATTGTCCAGCAAAGATGCACTTGCACTGTTGCCCACAATTTGACTTGGCCCGGTATACTCAAGTTCCGGCCCGTTCTCGCCGACCACTCGCCACCCGCCCGCGTGACGACCGCCCGAAGCAAATCCCGGAACCGTTGCAGTCTCGCCCAGCACAGCGGCCCGGATTGCGTCAAGCCTGGCCATAGCCTCCGTGTGTTGTGTTTCCTCGGTCCCGGTCTGGTCTTCAATCGCGGCAAGCATCCGTTCTTCAATGCTCAGTTGATTGTCGGTCACTTTTCCAAGAGAAGTTATCAAATTTACTGATTTAAAAAACTCACGCTGATAATCGGTAAATGAAGCATAATCGCCTTTTGAAATATTGGCGACAGTAGTTAATGCATTTTGCAAATCCGAAACATTATTAATCTGTCCGCCGCCCCGCATTGTGGTTATTGCGTCAGAAATCAGATTTTTTGCTGAACCTCTTGTATTGGTCGTTGCACTGGTACCGAAAAGTGTAGCGAGTGCACTTTTAACGGAGCCGCTTAAATTTGTTAATTCGCTGACATAACTTTTCATGTTTGAAACTAGCGTTTCAAATCCTTCATCAATCGCGCTGTAGTAGCTGTCAGCAGCTTCCGACAAATTCAGCAGATTTACATACCGTTCCCTGTCGGCTTCATTATTGAGATTTAGAGATTCGATAATTGCGCGATATCCTTCCCTAGTTGTGGGCAGGATCATGTTCATATCTTTAAAAATAGTAGTTAGCGATTTTTGCAAATTGGCTTGTTTTTCAGCGTCAGTATAAAATTTATCGTAATACGTATTAAAAATATCCTGAAACTCTTCGATACCACCCGCTAGAGTTGAGATTGATTGAGTAATTGCAATAATATCGCCAGTGATTTTAAGAGCGCTTTTATCGAGAGCGTCGACAATTACAGCCTTTTCAGCAATTAGTCTAATTGCTGTTTCGAAAACCCCTTCGTTGATTTGTTGATATTGCAAAACAAGTTCGCCGAAAATGTCTTCAATCATTTTGTCAGACGCTTCGGAGATTTTAGTCCCGATAATCTCGGCAATTTCATCGCCCGTTTTGCCGGTCAGATACAAATCACCGATTGAAATAGTATACGCTTTAATTTTTTTGGAAAAATCAACCCCGAGGCCCTTACTGATTTCGAGTGCGGAATTGCCAATATTTTCAAACAGTGACGTAAAAAGCCCAGTAATGGAGGCGTCTACTTTTGAATAAATAGTCGAGTATTTTGTTTTGTCGCTTTTAAACCAACCTCCGTCTATTTTGGTCCGAAGAACCGCATACGCTTTAATGTCAGCATCCATGCCGGCCAGGATCTTGCCAATATTGGCACTCCCAATTGATAGGCCGCTGCTGGCCATTGTGGTTTTTGACGACCCGCCGAAAATACCATTTGCGACCCACCCTAGGGCTTTGGTTGTTAAATCGTTGACGAATGACGTCAAAGGATCAATTTTTTTCATGAAATCAGTGTTGTAAATAGTCAGTGATTTTGCATAGGATTCAACCAGTGTGTCCGCCAATTTTGATGTTTGACTTCCGGTCGAAACCCCCATTGCTGATTCGTCAAAGCTCCCGAAATTTCTGACAATATTAGAAACGAGACCTGTGATGTTGTCATTCAAATCTTTCATTTCATTGTGAATTCCGCGAAGCTCTGTGTATTCTTCCGCGTGGATGTCTTTCAGCAGTTCATACCCTTTACTTACAGATTCGCTTTGGGCCGAAGGATCTCCCAAAACAGTGCCGGCAGTTGCCGCCGAAGCCCCGCCAGACGACGAACTGCTACCGCCCAGGCTACCACCTGCCATTGCCAGCACTGATCCCATGAGGCCAATCATGGCAGCGACGCGGGCGAACGCTGTGTAGGGGTCGCCGCTACCCTGAGTTGCAATTGCGGTTACAGCCGCAGACAAAGCTTTTTTAAGATTTAATGCAATTTCGATTGCCGCAAAAGCCTGTTCAATCTGATGCAGTTTTTTGCGCTCTTTCGATTGTTCGCCGTAAAGTTCCTTAGCCGTGCTAAACATTTCCCGATAACCGGATATTTGATTTTTAAACAATATTTCGTTTTCTTTATTTTCTTTTTTACTCAATTTGCTTAACATCGCTTCTTGTTCTTTCGAGCCGGCCAATGTCTGTTCAAGAATCGAAGCTTTAATAGCTGCATTTTCTTCGATCAATTCACGCTCTTTTTCATACGTTGAATTGAGTTTGTTCATTGCTGTGATTGTTTGACTTATTCCGTCGGTCAACGAATCTCCAAAAGAAGTTGCTCCGGTAGATTCAATAGACGTTTTGCTAAGCATTTCATTTAGTTCAGCAAGGGCGTCGGTTTTTTCTCGTAATTGATCTTTGTAAAGATTAAAACGGCGAGTCGTTTCGTCTTCGGCAGCTTTATCAAAAGCCTGTTGTGCGTCGGAAGCAGCTTTACGAATCCGGGTGTCTTCATCGGCGGCGGCTTTAATTGCTGCGCTCTTGGCCTCGATTTGCGTCACGAGAGAAGCAATGGCCTGGCCTTCGGCGCTCGTTGCCGAAACACCGGCGGCACGCAATTCTGTGTTGATTCGTTGTTCGACAGAATTTTTACCGATTTGCGAGTTTTCAAATTTGAGGGCTTCAACTATTTTATTTATTTCGATTGCTGTCGCTGCCAATGTTTCCCTATCTGTTGTTGCGTCTTTCCTGCTAATATTTGCGCTAGCTTGCACGCCTGCCGGCATTTTTATCTTTTTACCAGACATGTCCAGTAAGTTTGCGTAAGGGGTGTCTTCGATTCGTAATGCCCCTCCCGATGACCTCATACTACCAAGCCATCCACTTGCGACAAGTTGCTCCCAAACATCCAGAATCTTGACCAATGCATTGGCAGTCTCGCCAAAACCAGATAAAAGGCTTGTCATCAACTTGTCAGCAGCAACGACCGTTTTTTCATCCGATAAAATAGCCGTCAGTTTTTCAAAAGCTGCAATCGTTCCGGTAAGATTTCCGCGCCCTTCCAGCAAATCGTTAAACGCATTTGATAGACCATCCAGAGCGCCGCCTAACGTGTCGCGTGCTGCTTTCGCAGACCCGCCAAATTCGCTTTCAAGCTCCGCCAAGATTAACCCTTGAGCTTCCGCAACTCGCCCCGTTTCGGCGAGTGTCTTGATTAATTTTTTTTGCGAGTCGTTCAGTGTAACGCCAACCCTACTCAGGGCGTTAATTCCGGCGATTGGATCGTTCAAAGCCTTGCCGACCATGATCGCAGATGATTTTAAATCCTGTTCCATGGCGACTGACATGTCAAGAATATCGGTCGTCGCTCGTTTGAAGTTGTCGCCTTTGATGTTTTTGAAAGTTAAAAGCAGGGCTTCCATTTCTATAGTTGCTTCGTCACCAAAAGTCGTAACTTTTTGCAAGTCTCCTGCCAAGATTTGTAATTCTTTTGAAGTCAACCCGGCAGCAAATTCAGTAGATTTTAAAGCCGCGTTTAACTGTGCAACGGCCTTTTCCTGTTTGATTGTGTTTTCGAGGATTCGGCGAAAGGGCGTCGATAAACCGGCAGCGGCCAAGACACCACCTAATAAGGTGACTGCTTTAGCTGCGTTTGAGAAACCAGCGGCCATTTTGCTGGTTGAAGAAGTAGATTGTTTTTCGAGTCGGTCGACGGACCCTTCAGTTTTTTTGGCTTGTCTTGCGAGGTTGTCAAGATCTTTTTCAGCCGATTTTACTTTTCGGCTGTCCACTCCGATTCCCAACATTGCCAGATCCATTACCACCACCCCGCTTTTTTGTTGTTTCCTGTAACGATTTGTAAAATGCTAATCTTTCTTGACTGTTGTCTGGCTTTTTCTCAGTTGCTCCCTCGGGAACATATGGTGGTCTTCGCTTCGGATCGTCGGCCCGATTGTACTCTGAAACGTACGCCGATGAAAGCCTTTTCAATGCGAGTACTTCCCAGGCTGTGAGAGTCAACGCTGTTGTTCGTAGCCAGCTTTCAATCTCTTGAAACGATAGCCCACAATAGCCCATGCCATTTGTTATGCCCGGCCCGACTTCAAACAAATAATCTATTAAAAAAGAAAAACCCTCAAGCTCCGGCAGTTCCAATTGTGGGCAATCTGGCGCTCGATCCTTGAGGGTTTCCATTCTGCTTTTCTGCGGAAGCTTTATTTTACTTTTTTCATCCTGCTTTGGAACAGCGTGCAACCATGCCAAATGCCTAACATAAATGGTCAGTTCTGCTAGGCATTCGGCAAAAAATTTGCACGATTGGCGACGAACTCGGCGACCTGTTCACGAATCCATCGGTATTCCTCGTAAATTTCAATCGCCTTTTCTTTCGAAAAAACAGCAGGTTCACCGTTAAAAACCAGATTTGAAAAACCAAGCGTTACCGCCGCAAGTTGTTCGGTTACAGCCGCTTCAAATTCTTCCGAGGTTTGCTTGCCTTTTTTGCCCTGCACCCGGCGAACAATTGCTGCATTTGCCTTGCGAAACAGATTCGAATCCGAACCGGCTAGGCGAATCGTTACCGGCTTTTCATTGTGAAAAAGGGGTTCTTCGGTTGCCGGGTGTAAAAGATGAAGTTCCGCACCCTTTTCGCCAAGTTCTTTGGTATTGAGATTTGCAAGATCCATAATTTTTTATCCTCGTAAAAGTTTTCAAAAATTGCCGGACCCTTGACCATTCAAAGGCCCGGCTTATAGCATGGAGGAAAAGATTAAGTCGGGTAAACGATAACGATTGCACCGGAAATCTCAACAGTTGAACTAATTCCGGTCATGTCGTCGACACTACCAACGGAGGTTTTGTAACTCATGACCTTGCCCTGAAAATAAACTTTGGTCCCATCTTGCAGCTCTTCGCAAAATGAATAATCGCCATCGGCGGCTTCGGCAGCGATTAACAGGATTTGCCCTGCATCACCTGGAACATAAGCGCCGGTCAGAGACATCGACCCGTTATTTCTGGACCCTTTATATTTAAGGGTGTTGATGTCATCAATAGGATTAAAAGTTACAAGCGCCCTTTCGGCCCCAAATTCGCCGATATTATCGAGAAATCCGATTTCGGTAAACGTGAGAGCGGCGTAACCGGCAGCGTCGAACGTCGCCGGGGTCGCAGCGCTGATCGAGAGCAAAGAATCTGCACTGGTAAAAGGTACGGTGGAAGCGGGCATTTTTTAATACTCCTTATGAAATAGATTGGTAAGGGATGGACACCGGTAAAACATACCAAGCGCCGTCCAAAAACCCAGGGTTAACAGTTCCAGGCTTGTCTATCCGTACACCGGATAAAACAAGGTTTCGAGGAAAAAGCGCCAGCACCGCTGCCGCAATCAATGCCGGAACAATTGCCCCGGTTCCTTGTGTACAATATACGGAAATTTGAATAGTTCCCAATTCTTGATTGCCTTCGGAAATGCCCACAGGATCAACACCCGCAGGAAGAATATCAACCCGCAAATGGGTTGCCGTTTGTTCCGGTGCTTCGATGTTGGGATAGAGAATATCCGGCAAAGTTGTTGCTGCTTCGAGTCGAGCAAAAACTTGGATTAAAATGTTTGAAAAGCTCATTTAATTGCCTTTTTGAGAGCTTGCCTAAATCTTATTGTCGAAATCCGAACCATGCCATACGGCGCTTGAATAGAGTAACCGTCACGGGTTGTTTTAATCGTCGCCCCCGGTCCTGTTCCGTATTTACCATATTCAAGAACTTTGATGTAAGGCAAATTGTTAATCAAATAAAAAATCTTACCTGCTGATTTTTCGGCAAACGGTTTTACTTTGTTTAATGTGGGGCTTGCGTCATCCGTCTTGTCGGTTTCATCCGATGTTTCACGTGAAACATTATTTAAACTTGGAATCCAATTGGCCCGCGCTCTACCTGTGTCGACCGGAGTACGCAAAACAATTGACTCAGACAATTGAAAACAAACAGCCCCGACAACATCTTCAATTTTGTTGTTTGTCTTTTTTGCAAACGCTTCCATTTGCTGTGCAAAAGTCATCGGCTTACCTGCAATTCGTACATGATCGAAACGTCACCAGGTTTAATTTCGTTTACGTTTTTAATTTCGTAAACAATTGACCCGTCAACCAATTTGTGTTGCGTTGTAATTTCTTCGGTACAATCGACCAATACTTTTTTGTCGCCAACGGCAATTAAACTGCTCGCTTGCTCAATTGCACTGTAAAGCAACATGCAACCGACAATTGCTTTATCCGACGTTGTTACAGTTGGATTGTAAACAGGGCCACTTGTAACAATGCTTCTGAGTTGCATTGATCGGCCATGCTTGGCTATCAATCGGCTTGCTGTTGCTGCCGCTCTGACGTGACTCGGCTCGCTCATACCCGGACCGTTTTAAGAAAAAATTGGCTCATTTTGCTTTTAAGCAACGGTGCCAAAAGGTAATCGATAACAGTCATTGACGGCTCAATGGTAGTACCAACTGTTTCAGAGTATTCCGTTTCAATTGGCCCGACTTTTTCTTTTTTGACAATCGGCCCGCTTCTTGTGGGCATGAGGTCAACACCAGAATATGCAATTGTTGCAAGTCTGATTTGCGCCGATTTAAGCAAATCCGGAATGACGGTTGCAGCGATGTAAATGCCGTCGACAAAAACATCGGTCCGAGGCCATTGCAATGCCTGAGTTTCCGAAACTTTGGAGCCTTGGTAAAGCTGGCGCTTGCTTTCGAGGTAGTCAATCGCATTTAAAAGCAGAGCTTCAAGCGCCGCGTCGTCAGCCGGGAGAGAGAGCGACCGAGACGCTGCGTAAGAGCGAGCCTCAATAGTTGCGACATAACTGTTTGCCCCTGAAACGATTGTTCCATCCTCAATTACAAGCGCCATTTCAAACCCCTTAGCTTACGGTAATTGCACAAGTTGCCGTAGTCGTGGCTTCGGTTGCGTATGTATAGGTTGCCGTAATTGTTGCGGTTCCAGTGGCAACAGCGGTAACAAGGCCGTTTGTATCGACCGTTACCTTGGTTTCGTCGCTTGAAGTCCAAGCAACTTCCGTTTCAGCCGCGATATCTGACAGAGTAATAACCCCGGTGCCTTCGGCCAGATCCGCGATAATCGCATAAAGTTGAAGAGTGGCTTCAGCGGCAAGGGTTCCAGTTGCCGGAAAAACGTTAAAGTCCTCAGGGTAATCCGTAGCTTCGGGGGTTACGTCTCCAAGGGAAAAAACATCAGTGTCAACGGTCGACCCTTCCCCAGTGAGATAAGTCGCCGGGATGGAGCCGGCCAAGCCATCGGCAGCTTCAAGGCGGGTTCCGTAAGTGCAGTCCGCAGCGGCGTTTCGCGCCAGAACATTGCCCCGAATGCGAGCCATAAGCGCAATTTCGGCAGCGGTAGGAAATTCACCAGCGGTGAAAAATAGAATTTTTCGAGTGTCAAGCGTGACTGTCATTTTAAAATCCTTTACGAATTAGGTTTCCATTTAACTTCGGCCTTAGGCTCCGGAACTTTGGTTTTAGGTTCCGGTTTCGGCTCTTTTTCGCCTATCTTGCCCGCAGGAGGTTCGACCGGTTCAGGCTCGCCCACGGGCTGATTGTTGAATTTAGCCACGAGTGGATCACCCGCGTATTTGACCGGTTCAGGCTCGCCAATGTTCAGTGATTTGACATAAGCGGAAAGGGCTTCTTGTGCAGGGGGAAATTTCGCCGCATATCGCCCCGGCACAGACCCGGCAACACCTTCACAGCTTTCGAGGCATCCGGCAGCGGGAACAAACGACGCATTGCGAAAAACAACCCCGCCACCGTAGCGGTAAGCATCTTTCATTTCTTCATCGGTCGGCACGCCGTCTCTAATGAAGTAAATTATTTTAGGAAATTTAAGCATTTTCACCCCTGAAAATAAATTTAAATATTTGCTTGACTATGCTTTTTAACTTT